TAACAACCATACATCACAAAAACAACTTTGGACTTAATAATATTAGATATGTTAGAAAATCAAATAAAACTATTAGACGGAAAATACTACGATAAAACAGAACTATTATCTAAAATGTTAGATGATGATTTCTATTATGGCTTTATGCATAAGTTTGCATTTAGCAGCTCGAATGTAAAACTATTACTAGAATCACCTAAAACATATTATAATGTAATGAAGTATGGGTCACCTAAAAGTCAAGCGCTAAGAGACGGCTGGTTATTTCACACAGCTGTACTAGAACCAGAAGTATTTGAATCACAAATATTTGTAGATGTACAAAGCAAAAACACTAACAAATATAAACTTGCTAAAGAACAGCACGGTGAAGTATTTACTATGAAAGAGAAAGATGATGCGCAAAGACTAGCAGAAGCATTCTATCGTAATGAACCTGCTATGCAAATGATAAAAGGTTGTAAAACAGAATTTCCAGGTGTAGATTTAGTACAAGACAAACCCTTTAGAGCAAAAGCAGATGTACTTGCTAAAGACTATGTTTGCGATCTTAAAACAACAAGTAACCTAAAAGGTTTTGAACATAGCGCATACAACTTTCACTATGACGTACAAGCATACCTATACACAGAGATATTTAACGTACCAGACTTTAGATTTATAGTAATAGATAAAGGTTCCAGAGATATAGGTATTAGTAACCCAGTAAGCAAAGAGTTTATACAAAGTGGTAGAGATAAAGTTGCTTATGCTCTTAATGTTTATAACACACACTTCGAGCAAGACGAACCAGAACTAGACGACTACTATATAGAGATAAACCTTTGATATATCAAATATTATTAATAATTTAGTAAACTATGAAAGAAGTATATGCAATAGCAAAAGAAGTAAAAAATATAACAGATGTTAACTTTCTAGAAAAGAAACGACAAACTGAATACGTAGAAGCAAGATCCTTCTTCGTACACATACTAAAAAATTATTATAAACTACGTAATAAAGATATTATAAACGTATTTAATAATTTAGGATTTAGAATGGATAGCGCAACACTATGCCACGCTGTAAAAATGTTTGAAGTATATGAAACAAATAATATGCGTATGCAAGAATGGTTCGATAAACTATTTGAGAAACCAGACTTTAAAACAAGAAGAGCTACACAAGCATATATAAGATCTAAGCTAAAATATTTACCAGAAGATGCACTAAATAAGATAGCATCTATGATCAATACAATAGTAAAAGAAAACTTACAAGAAGAAGAATTAGAAAAAATTACCTGGGATTGGTAAAAAAAAGGTAAAAAAAACATTATATATTTGAATAATCAAGTTTTTTCAAGTTGGCAAGAAATATAATAAGTGCTTACATAGAGCGTCCTAAAAAGAAAAGACCAGGAGTACATAGTAAGAATGCAAGTAAGAATCAACCAGGTTGGAAAAAGAAATACAGAGGTCAAGGTAAAAAAAGATAATTATGAGTTGGGGTGGTAAAAGAGAAGGTTCTGGTAGAAAGTCTAAAGCTGATGAATTACAGTTATTAGATAAGCTATCACCTATGGAAGATTTATTTATCCAAGTATTGCACGATGGTTTAAAGAAGGGTGATTATAAGTTTGCACAACTATTTGCTAATTACTATTATGGTAAACCTAGAGAAACACAAGACATAACACTAAACCAAGATACACCTTTATTCGAAGTAGTTGTAAAAGATAATGAACCAAGTACCGACTAATGTTGTATTTAATCACGCTTACAACTTTTATAGATCTGATAAGAAGATATTAATAGAGCAGGGAGGTTCTAGGTCTGGTAAAACATACAACATACTTATCTGGATTATATTTGATTATTGTTTTAATAATAAAGATGCAATAGTAACTATCTGTAGAAAAACTTTTCCTAGTTTACGTGCTACAGTAATGAGAGACTTTTTAGAGATACTTAAAACACATAACTTATATGATGAGAAGTATCATAACAAAAGTAATAGCGAATACTATCTAAACAACAACACTATAGAGTTTATATCGTTAGATCAACCTGCTAAAATACGTGGTAGAAAAAGAAACTTATTATTTGTAAACGAGTGTAATGAAATAGACTGGGATAGTTGGCAGCAATTAATATTTCGTACTGAATCTCAAATTATAATTGACTACAACCCTAGTGAGGCAAACCACTGGATATATGACAAGGTAGAAACTAGAGGTGATGCAGTGTTTTATAAAACTACATATAAAGACAATCCATTTATAGATAAAAGCATAATACTAGAACTAGAAAGACTAAAAGAAACTGATGATGAATATTGGCAGGTATTTGGTTTAGGTGAGAGAGCGTTATCCAGGACACAGATATTTAGTTTTGTAACTATACAAAAAATACCAGAAGATGCTAAATTATTATCTATAGGAATAGATGCAGGTTATACTAACGATCCGACTTGTGCTGTAGAAGTATACAAAAGAGATCACGAGCTGTATATAAACGAATTACTTTATAGAACTATGATGACTACATTTGATATTCATAAGTTCTTACAAGAGTATAATCAATCTAATAGTTTATGTTTTATGGATAGCGCAGAGCCAAGACTAATAGACGAACTTAGAAGAATGGGTAATAATATTAGACCAAGTGTAAAAGGTAAGAATAGTATTATGGCTGGTATAGATCTGTTAAAGCGATACAAACTATTTGTAACAGAAAGTTCTAACAATGCAATAAGAGAGTTTAGAGATTATAGATGGAAGAAAGATAAAGCTAATAGACTTACTAATATTCCACAAGAAGGTAGTGATCATATTCCTGATGCTACCAGGTATGCTACTTATAGTTTAATGAGTAAGCCTAACTATGGTAAATATGCTATTCGTTAGACGCTTCTCTTTGTTCTAGTTCTTCCATAGCTGCCTGTATAAACTTTGCTGCAGTTACGATCTCACCTTTAACCTGAGAAGTTGTCATTTTATGTAAATCATATATCATACTGCTAATATAATAATAAAAAAGTTATTAAATAATTTTGATAATTGAAATATAGTTATTAATTTAGAGGTATGAAATTTATAGAAAAATACATACAGAACCCTTTACTTATATTAATATCATTATGGATGATTTATCAAATACTATTAGTGATACTATAAACGAATCTAGAAAACACACTAGAGACGCCATAAATCATATATTCTGTCATTATGATTATGAGTTCCTACAAACATTAGATATAACTCAATACGAAGATTTATTTGTACAAGATGCTATTAACTATCCAATAAAACATAGAGCTCTAAGTATAGATAAAAATAAAATAAACTTTAATGAGATAAAAAATTATATAAATACCCTATCTTAATATTTTTCATTAGTTGGTTTTTTGTTTATAAGGTGGTTTAGGGTAGCCACCTTTTTTTATAAAATTTTTGTAAATTTAGCATTATATATGTATGAAACTTTCTATAAACGTTCCTACTGAACTAAAAGAGATTACCTTAGGTCAATACCAAAGGTTCGCAAAAATAAACAGAGATAATGGTGATGGTACTTTTGTAGCGCAAAAGATGATAGAGATATTTTGCAAACTAGATCTAAAAGATACTTTTAAAATAAAGCTCAATAATATGAATGAAATATTAAAGATTTTAGATGAGCTTTTAAATTCAAAGCCAGACTTTATAAATAGATTTGAGTTAAACGATACAGCTTATGGTTTCATACCACTACTAGAAGATATATCATTAGGAGAATATGTAGATATAGAAAACTATATGCAAGATTGGGATAAAATGCATTTAGCTATGAATGTTTTATATAGACCAATAATATCTAGTTACAAAGATAAATATGATATACAAGAATATGAAGGTAAGGAAAGTGATCGGATGAAAGATATGCCTTTGGATGTTTGTTTTGGTGCGGTGGTTTTTTTTTACAATTTAGGGAAAGAGTTGTCGAGCAATATGATGGATTATTTAACGGAGGATCAAATGAACAGCCTTATGGAAGGTCAGCACAGTTTTCTAAAAGATGGGGTTGGTATTCAGCAATTTACGAACTCGCTCAAGGACGTATTACAGAATTCGAAAATATCACTCAGGAACGATTATTAAAAGCATTAAATGTGTTAATGTATATGAAAGAAAAAACAGAAGTAGAACAAGCAGAATTAAAATCAAATGCCAGAAAACGTAGCAATTAGATCGTATTACTTACTTAGCGAAGCGCTAGAAAGTTCTCTACTAAACAACAATATAACTAAGACTGTTACAATAGGTGATATATCAGATGTAGACTTAGGTAAGCAAACTATATTTCCGCTAGCACATTTTATTGTAAACAATGTAGTATCAACAGAACAAACTCTAGTATATAATATTACCATACTAGTTATGGATATAAAAGATACTAGTAAGTCTGAAGAAACAGATAAGTTTAGAAAAAATACAGATGAACAAGATATATTAAATACACAGCTAGGTGTTTTAAATCGTTTAATACAAACACTTAGGTTTGGTGATTTACATACTACTGGTTATAGATTAACTAATGATCCTACTTGTGAACCATTCGTAGATAGGTTTGAAAATAACTTAGCAGGGTGGAATGCAGACTTAGAAATAGAATTACCTAATGACCAATACATATGTTAATATTTTCAGATAATTTTAATGAGGCATTAGATACTTTTTTTAAAAGAGTAAAAAAACAAGCTAGGCAAAATCTTAGCAAAGGTACTAAGCTTCAAAAAAAAAGAAGACCTATTAATAATACTAAGAAACTCTACAATAGTATTAAATATGCAAAGTTTAGTCAAAATGAAAGAGGTCAACTATGGGGTTTGTCTATGGAAGATTACGGAGACTATATAGATAAGGGAGTTAAGGGTACAAAAAGTAATTATAGAGTAAATAAAAATACACCATTTAAATTCAGCACTAAAAGACCACCTAGTATAGCTTTTGAAGGATGGGCGAAAGCAAGAAACATTAGATTTAGAGATGCAGAGGGTAAGTTTAAAAAAGGAAACTATAAATCAATATCTTATGTTATTGCAAAATCAATATTTGAAAAAGGTATAAGAGCTAATAACTTTTTTACAATACCATTTGTTAACGAGTATAAAAAATTACCTAATGAATTACAAAACATATTTGCAGACGATATGTTACAAGAAATGATAGAAAGCATAATAGAAGCAGATTTAGAAAAGAAAAAAAGATAATGGCAACAATACTATTAAGAAGTCCGTATTACGAATCACATAGTCAGGCTCAGGTAAGTACTAACGTAGCAAAAAGCGCAACATTAGTATTAAGTGTAGATGGTACACAAATTACATCAATGAGTAAAGATACTCAAATAAGTGGTACTACAGGTTATGTAGCTTTTGAAATAGCAGACATATGTAGAGACTATATAGACATAACATTTAACAATTCATACACCAGTCAATCTATTGCAATAACAGGTTCTATAACTTTTAAAAGTGAAACAGTAGATGATATAAACACAGGTTCTGCTGCTGTAACTGTAGGGACACCAGTAAGTATTTCGCACACAGGTTTAGATGGTTATTATGAATTTATGGAAGGTACTGGTACAGGTCAAAATAGTGCTAAAACAATAGCTTCTAACGATCTGCTACAAGACAATACTCAATTATATTACCCTGATAACACAGCTGGTGTAATTCCTTATTGGAATGGTTCTGCAATAGTATATGAATCCTTTAGTACAACAGATACAAGTGTTACTGTAATAAGTACTGACTATACAATTAATAGAGTTTGCAATAAACACGAAGCATATAAAGTAACATTTGTGAATAAGTATGGAGCACTACAAGACTTCTACTTTAATGGTAAAACACAAGATAGTATAAATGTAACAAGGTCTACTTATAAAAATAGTTCTTTATCATACTCTACATCTACATATGCTCAATATGATAAGCAAGTACATTCTAAGAAAAATTTAAATGTTTTAGCTAATGAGCAAGTAATACTTAACTCACCACCTATGAGTTATAATAATGTTAATGAAGCTATAAAACAATTATTGGTAAGTGAAAAGGTATGGATTAGAAAGGTTCAAGGAGGCAGTGAGCAAACAATACCAATTAATATTTTAAATACAGCAGAGACAATTAAAACAGGTTTAAACGATAAGGTAATACAATATACTATCACTGCAGAGTACGCATTTGATATGATAAGTAATATAAGATGATAAACAATATTGAGTTATATGTAAAAGAGCCTGAAGAATCTACATATACTAGGCTTGATTTATTTGATGATGAAAAAATATCTTTAACGCAAACTATACAAGATATTAAAGATCCAGAAAAGGTATTTACAAATTTTAGTAAAACATTTACACTTCCTGCTAGTAAAACAAATAACAAGTTTTTTAAAAGGTATGAAATATTTATACAAGATGCTGCTTACTCTTATGATGCTAGAAAAAAGAGTGATGCTAAAATAGAATTAAATTCTTATCCTTTTCAAACTGGTAAACTTAGATTAGAGGGTGTAGAAAAAAAAGATGGTAAGCTAGATAGTTATAAGGTAACATTTTTTGGAAACTTACAAAACCTAAAAGATATACTAGGTGATTTAAAATTAGCAGACTTAGATTTTTTATCAAACTTTGACCAAGCATATTCTGCAAGTAATATATCAAATCATTTAACTTCTACATCTGGTGCAGGTAATGTTACTGCTGGTGGTGAAACATTTACAACACCTATGTTAGTATCGTTAATAAACAATAGAATTAGATTATTCTACAGTTCAGAAAACACAGTAGAGTTATGGAGTAGAACAAATGATGCGTTAAACGATGCAGGTGGTAATTTAAGAAGAAGAGTTTCTCCTGGCGATGATATTCCAAGCGGTTTACCAGATCAAGGTGTACTTAGAGTTTCAGGAATACATTATAGACATTTAACTTATAGTCTGAGATTATATGCGATTGTAAGAGCAATAGAAGAATCAAACATAACTAAAGATTCAAATGGAAACAAACAAATAATATTTTCTGATGATTTCTTTAATACTACCAATGGTCCTTTTTATAAGTTGTATATGCTTTTACAAAGAGAGGAAGGTGAAATAAAACAAAACTTAGAAGCACCTACTGTTTTAGCAGGATATAATAATTCATCTCAAACTTTATCTCACGTTGTTAAATTTTCAAATTCATTTAGGATATATAATTTACCTTCAAACCAAACAATACAATTTCAAGCAACTGTAACATTTGGATCTGGTGCATCAGGTAGTAGCCCAACTAAAGCCTTTCAAGTAGAATTACAAGCTAATAGCGCAACTGTTTTTCAATTTAATTTTGCTGCTGGAGAAACGCAACAAGTTTCAGGAACATCATCAGCTAATTTACCAAATGGTGATTATTCAGTTATATTTAGATCTGCTGAAGATCAATTAATAGATAGTGTAGAAATAGTTTTAACTGATACATACGGAGGTGGTAATACATTAACTTTTAGTACAAGTAACCTTACAAGTAATTTTACAATAACTCCAGCTGCATTTAGTGTACAAGAAAATATACCAGAAATGAAAATTATAGATTTTATAACTGGTTTATTCAAAGTATTTAATTTAACAGCATATAAAGAAGATGGTAAAATATATGTTAAAACATTAGATAGTTTTTATGAAGATGGCGCTTTAAAGAATTGGACTGAGTATATAGACAATAAACAACAAGGCGTTAACCCATCACTACCATATAGAGAAATAAAATTTAAGTACGAAGGAACAGATAATTTACTCGCTAAACAACACGAAGAACAATTTGGTTTAGAGTGGGGAGCATTAGAATACGAAGGTGATACAAAATTAGATGCAGTAAACGATAGGTATGTAATAGAAGCTCCATTTGAGCATATGAAGTTTGAAAGGTTATATGATGGTACAACACAAAAAAACATACAAGTAGGGCATTTAATAAAAAGAGATGGTGGACCATATTTAGGTAAACCAGTTATTTATTACCCAATACATTCTACTACTTTAGGTGTTACAGAAGATACAGCGATAATAACAAATTTAAGATATTATGATGATGATGGATCTACAGATTCTACATCTATTAATAATATTAGTGCATATTGGATGCCTTTTAACTCACCAACTGTAGATAACACTAATACTGATTATCCTAAAACTTTACATTTTGGTTTAGAATTGCAAGAATGGACAGGTGGATCAGATTATACTGAATCTTTATTTGAACAATATTATAAACAATATATAGCAAACGCATTTAGATTTAACGAAAGATTATCTACGTTTAAAGCATTTTTACCTATAAGTATTTTACAAAATTTATCTTTAGCAGATGAAATACAAATAAACGACTTAACATATAGAATAAATAAAATAACAACTAACTTACAAACTGGTGAAAGTGATTTAGAACTATTAAATGGTAAAGAAGTAATACCTTTAACAGGTGGAGGTAGTGTAAGTGTTACAGTTTCTGATATTGATTATAATACCGTAGCATTAGCTTGTGCACATAGCGGTAACAATCAAACATTATATTATTCAGGGAGTTTAGGTAACAATACAAGACTTTATGACACTAGTGGCTTATTAGATTATTATGAAGGAGACGGAGATTTTTATAGTTTTAATAATAATTATGTTGGTAGAATATCAGGTAGTGGTTTAATAACAGAATATCAAGTTTGTCCAAGTTTATCACCAGAGGTTACTACAAACTCACAAACAAGTGTAACTTATAATTCTTTTACAGCAAATGGTAGTTTAGATGTAGCTAACGGTACAGTAACTGCTAAAGGTTTTTATATAGGAGTAAATTCTGATTATAATAATAACACTCAGTATCCTGTATCTGGTACAAGTTTAGGAAGTTATAGTTATAATTTTACAAATGCAGTAGCAAACACAACTTATTATATAACAGCATACGCTACAAATGGAAATGGTACAGGTGTAGGTACAACTATAAACTTTACAACTTTAGCAGCACCTAATACACCTACTGTTGTAAATCTTTCAGAATTAAGTGTTTCTAGTAATTCTTTTACAGCTAGATTAGAAATTACTGCAGATGGTGGTTCAACAATAAATGGAGCAGGATTTTATATGGGAACTGATTCTAGTTCAGCAACTAATAACACACATTATGATATATCTCCAGCACCAAATAATATAGGTGTAAAAAGTTATGATTTCAGCGGATTAAACGCTAGTACAACTTATTATTATTGGGGTACTGCTACAAATACATATAGTTCCACAAAAGGTGTAGCATCAAGCTATGAAACAGTAACTACTACTGCTCCTGTTTATACTTATAATAATACATATTATAGTAATAACGATGCATATTATGCTTGTATTAGTAGCTCACCTCAAGACTATTATTCTTATGATAGTACTTTTGGAGCAGGTACAACATTATATACAACTAACACAGGGGGTATATTATCTAACTTAGCACCTAATGGTTACTACGCAAGAGATAATTATTCTTACCAAGTATCAGGTGGTAATGGAACTTTAGGCACACAAACAGCTTGTCAAACACAAACAGTTTATAGAGTAAGAATTACATCAGATTACCCTTCTACCAATTATTATGATATTGAAACAGCAAATAGTTCAACACTTAGTACAACAAATGTATTATATATGACTGCGTATATAGGTTCAGGTAGAGTATGTTATTCAGATGAAGCATTAACTACTACTTATACAGGTTTAGGTACTTGGAAAACTGATAGAGGTTCTACGCAATATAATTATCAAAGATACCCAGAGAACAAAATGTTTTTAGCTCGTCAACAACAATTTATAAATGGTGCTTGGACAGATATAACATCAACAGCAACAGATAGTGGTTATGATGATAGAATATGTCAATTAAGTTCATCAGGTGTTTTAGAAATAGTTTATTATAATTATAATACTGGTGCTTTAGCGCCTACAGGTTCAGCAAGTATAACTTCAATAGAAATAGGTAATAATAATTTTGCTAATGCTACACTAGCTTGTGCAGATACAAGCACAAGTAAAACAAGAGTATATTTTACAGGAACAACTTTATCTAATGGCACAAGGTTGTGGGAAGACAGTCCATCGGCAGGTGCAGGATCAGGCACTGAATTTGAAGGTGACGGAGATTACAGAAAAATATATATGCCAGATGGTACAACTAAAGCAGCATTAGTTAGCGGTTCAGGTTATATATCTAATTTAACAAGTTGTTAAAAAAATAGAATAATAAATAGCATTATATATATATGATAGGATCAATTATAGAATTACTAAAATATACTAAATCTAATTCTGAAATAGTTCAAATAGCAAAAGGTAAATATAAACTACCTAGTAATGTAAAGGAAGCATATAATCAATTTAAACAAGAGCTTAAATGGCAGAAAAAAGGGTAGTAGAGTTAGAAGTAAAGGTAGATGAAGTTATACAAAACTTAGAGCAGATACAAGAATCTTTTGCTGCTGTAAAAGAAAGTGTTGATAATGTAGAAAGTGTAGGACAAAAAACTTCAAAACAATTAACTGATGGGTTTAGTGGTGTAAGATCTGCTGTTGTAGGCGTTGGAGAAGCGTTAAGTTTTGTGGGGCTAACCTTAAAAACATTAGGTATAGGTTTAGTTTTAGAGGCATTTACTACATTAAAACAAGTATTTTTTTCAAATCAAGTTGTTGCTGATGAGTTTAGAAAAACATTTTTATTTACAGTAAATATATTTAACGGTTTTGTAAATTTTTTAGTAGATAAGTTTGCACCTGCTGGTTCAGGTTTGTTAAAATTTTTCGCTGATTTAACTACTAACGTTGTAACTGCTGGTGCAGCATTAATAGGTAGTATTTTTATACCATTAAAAAGAATTTCGACAGGAATAGGTCAAATATTTCAAGCTGCTTTTTTAGCACTAGGTGGTGGTGTTACAAATCTAGGAAAAGCAGGTCAGCTAGCTTCTGATGCGTTTGACAATTTAAGTAATGCATTTAATCTTTTAGACATAATTAAGTTTACAGAAGATATGACAGGTGGAATTCAAGGTCTTAGAGATTTTATAATGGAAATGATGGAGGCTGCTGATGCTACTGTTGAATTAGAAAATAAAGCTGCTTTAGCTGCGGCAAAACAAGAAGAAGCAAGATTAAAAGCCTTAACAGCACAAGAAGAACAAAGAAGAATTAGAGATGATATTAGAAAAGATATAGATGACAGAATAAAAGCTAATGCAGAATTAGGAAAACTACAAAAAAAACAAATAGATGATGAAAGAGCTTTAGCACAATTACAAGTAGATGCTGCAACGGCTGCACGTATAGGTAGAGAAGAAAATATAAGTTTAGAAATTGCGCAAATAGAAGCAAAAAACAAATTATTAGAAATTGACGAAAGAATACTTGCACAAACATCTGAACAAAGATCTAATGAAGCTGCACTACAAAAAGAAAAACTAGATTTTCTATTAGCAGAACAAGATGCTAAAAGCGAGATTAGAAGATTAGATATTGAAGGTAACTTAGCTGTAGAAGATGGTATAATAGATAGATTAAATTTAGAGAAACAACTTTTAGATGAAGAATTTGCATTAGCTGATCTTAGATTACAAAAGACAAAGGAAATATTTGGAGAAGGAACTATAGAATATAAAAATGCATTAGATGAAAGGACAGCAGCAGAAAAAAGATATAACAATGCAAGTGAAAAGAATGAAAAACTAGTAGCAGAAGCAAAAAGAAAAATTGTTGCAGATGCATTAGGTGGTTTATCACAACTATTAGGAGAAAATACTGTTGCAGGTAAAGCTGTTTCAATAGCTCAATCAATTATTAATACTTATGAAGGTGCTACAAAAGCATTAGCACAAGGGGGTATATTTGGTAGTATAGCTGCAGCTGGAGTTATTGCTTCAGGTTTAGCAACAGTTAAAAAAATTGTATCAACAAAAGTACCAGGTGCAAATGACACAGCAGGTGCCCAGGGCATTCAAAACACTATAAATACAACAGCACTACCACCAGCATTTAATGTAGTAGGAGCATCACCTGTAAATCAATTAGCACAAACACTAAATAACCAGCAACCACAAAGAGCCTACGTGGTAGCAGGAGATGTAACAACGGCTCAACAATTAGATAGAAATATTATAACCGAAAGCGGAATATGACATTTTATATATTAAGTTTTATAAATTTTAAATATGAAAATAGTAGAATTAATTTTAGACGAAGACGCAGAGTACTCAGGAATAGAAGCTATATCAATCGTTGAAAACCCAGCGATAGAAGAAGACTTTATAACTTTAAATAAAGATATAGAGTATAAGTTAGCTAAAGTAGATGAGAAGAAAAAAATACTTTTAGGTGCGTTATTAATACCTAACAAACCAATTATAAGAGCTAGCGAAGATGGACCTTACTATATATACTTTTCAAAAGATACAGTAAGAAAAGCTAGTGAATTATATTTAATGGAGGGTAACCAAAACAATACAACACTAGAACACCAAATGAAACTACGTGGTTTAAGTTTAGTAGAAAGCTGGATAGTAGAAGATAAAGAAAAAGATAAAACTGCATTCTATGATTTAAATTATCCTGTAGGTACTTGGGTAGGATCTGTTAAAGTTACATCTGATAAAGTGTGGGATGAGTATGTAGAAACAGGTAGAGTGAAAGGTTTTTCTATTGAAGGTTTTTTTCAAGATAAAAATAAAAGAAGCGAACTATCTAAAATAGAGCAAGAAGAAGCAGAGCATTTATTATCAAACTTAAAAGATATATTAACAGGTGCTGAAGTAGAGTTAGAGAGTTATAATGATTATCCAGATGCAGTATCTAATAATGCGAAACGAGGTATCGAACTAAACGACAAAGTTAACAATAAATGTGCTACAGATGTAGGTAAGATAAGAGCACAACAATTAGCTAAAGGTGAAAAGGTAAGTACTGATACTATAAAGCGTATGTTTAGTTTTTTATCTAGAGCAGAAGAATACTATAACCCTGATGATACAGAAGCGTGCGGTACAATATCTTATTTACTATGGGGAGGTTTATCTGGTAAAAGATGGGCAGAAAGTAAAATAAAACAATTAAATTTATATTCTGAAGTTGTAAACGAAGATTATGCTATTATTGACGATCGCCTTGCTTACTCTACTAAAGAAAAGGCTGAAGAAATTGCTAAAGACTTAGGTTGCCAAGGTTATCACGAACACGAATACGAAGGTAAAACTTGGTATATGCCTTGTGAGCAACATAGCGAAGAAGATTTAAAAAAACCTTGTCAAGCTGGATACGAAATGATAGGGTTTAAAATGAAAAATGGTAGAAGAGTACCTAACTGTGTCCCTATAAAACGATAAATATGTGTAACTGCGATTTTTGTATTTGTAAATAATGCCAAGAAAAGATAAACATTTTAAAACACCCAGTAGAACCTCACCTAAGAGTAGTAAGAGAGCTTGCTTGTGCCCTGATAATACTTACCATAGAAAGTGCTGTGATGGTTCTTTAGAAGCACAAGGTATAGGGAAAGTATAA